ATGGAAACGCTCCCGGTGATTGTGCCGGGAGCATTATTTAGTATGAAAATAGATATTCCCATTATAAAAAGAAATATCATCCGCGAGGTTCTCTATTCACACAAGGAACTTCCACGGTATCAGCATGCACTCGAAATCCTGTTTTGTGCAGTAAACGGATATGAACCTATTAATGGATATATAAGTGACATCGAAGATGCAGGATATCGAGAACTATACACTAAAATATTAGAAAAAGTCAACGAGCTAAGAGCAGGCCTTCCAAGCGCCAATAATACCAGCAATACCAGCGAGTAAACTTATCCAATTTGCTATTTTCTTATTTCTATTTTTGCGTCGCTGTTCTTTATATAGTTGAGTGAATGTATGTTTTCTTATAAAAGAGATTCCTTCAGGTAAAATAAAAAAGACTCCATCTTGAGATGATAACAATTTCCCTAATTCAAGTTTTTCCAAATCACGTCCAGCAGATATATATTCAGTTTTATCATTTGGGCTTGTAGCATGGAGTATTACAGTTTGATTACTCTCTGTAGCCGCCAATAATATTTTATCTAATAGTGCAGCCCGTTCTTCGGTCATGGTCATTACAACTTTACGTTTAAATACTAATTCCCCGTTTTCGTCTATCTCGTACATATTTACTGCTTGTTTAATATATCCTTATTGATTTCCTCCTATTCATTTTTCCATTATTTAAAAGAACTTGCGGATACTACCTAAAACGGCAAATACCCGTCGAATCATCTCGACTGGAATTTCTTGTTCACAGAATTCAGGAGACTTATTTGCCGGAATAAGACGCACAAAGCCTTTTTGAGCACCTGGACGAATACGTTTTACCGTACGGTAATCATCTGTAATGATACCATATATTTCTCCAGCAGGAAGGTATTCTATGGGAGATTTAACCTCTTTCAGTGCTATTACATCTCCATTACTTATTTCTGGTTCCATGGAGTGTCCGGTAAGGTTACACCACATTACCCCTGGTTTGTTGTACGGTGGATAGTTTATATAATAATCTGGCAACTGTGTTTGGTCGTTAAAAACGAATTCAAAACCACCTATGAAATCTACATTAAAATAAGGAGCCCCTTTGTATTCTTGATTGATACTGGGAATTGGTTCTGAGGTTGGCGCATCATTGACACGGAGCATGGAACCCTCACCGGTGAGGAGCCAATCTGGAGATAAACCTATACATTTTGTATATATTAGTTCGGAGTCAAACGTATTACGGGCTCCCCAAGCGCTAATAGTTTGTGCTGAAACCCCTAATAGTTGGGCAAATTTAGCCTTGTTACCACTTGTATAGTGAGCAACCATAGCGTCTAACATACCTTTTTTATCCATATCAACATCTTAAAATCTACATATTGTATACATTTTCTGCAAAAACATTTGGTGTATATCTACAAAATGTATAGTTTTGCATCGTCATCCAAATGGAAAACGCTCCAAATATACAGAATTAACTTTATAAACAGAAATACAATGGCAGAAAAGGAAAGATTTATCAAGGCAGACGCTTCACAACAGGAAGCCATCGCCAAACAGTTTTTTACCACTACACGTACTGTGCGTTCGGCACTGAATTTTGAAACGAACTCACCATTTGCGAAAACTCTTCGTGCTTATGCATTGAATCATGGATGTAAAATGTATGAAGTTACATTGATAGATAATCCGTATGAAAAAGTAATAACCTTATAAGTGATATAGGATATGAAAATTTTAAGAAAAATCCAACAAATTGCTATTGTCGTAGGTCTGATTTACGGCTTCTGGCTGGGTTGCAATGTGGATGCAACAGAGAGAGACAATACAAGTGCCTTTATCATGGTGGCATTAGCTGCAGTAATCGGTATTTCAATGAGTATCCCCAATAAAGAGCAGGAAAAGAGCCTGTAACAGGTGGCTTTCACCCCGGTTCGATACCGGGGCCTGCACAAATAAAAGAGAAAAGTTTCTGATTATGGAAATGTACGGTAAAATAAGGTGTGTCACTTTCCCTGAATTGGTTTCACGAGGAAGAATATTGAGTAAACCAAATTACGATAAAAAAGTACGTGAAGGCAAGCTTCGGGTTGTACGTCCCGGAAAAGGAGCCGGTTCCTACGCCCTCATAGACTATACCAGTCTTCCTACCCTTATTCGTGAGGCATACGACAGGCTTTATCCCAATGCTTTGGAAGAAATGAAAGAACAACTAACGAGCAATATCATCCGTAGTGACAGTAAGGCTGTAGAGTTCTATAAGACCTACCGGCCCGCCATCTCACTGGATCGTCAGGCGGAATATGTACTGAATGCCGAGGTGATGAACGAACTGATCCGCGTGGAGAAAGAGACCAGAGCCTTGCATAGCAAGTGCGGTTACAGCCGTAAATCCATCGTGTGGGAAACGGTGCAAGGCACATGTGAGAAGTTGCGCGAACGCTATGGACATACACTGCCCGCAACCCGTCTCCGCGAGAAATTCAACGCTTACAAGAAGGCCGGATATATCGCCCTTGTAAACAAGAATACAGGCAACCAGGCGGCACGTGTGGTAGTTCCCGAAGTAGCCCGTCTGTTGCTGAAACTTCGCCGGAGCATTGTTCCCCGCTATACCGAGGCGCAGATCTTCGATGAGTATAACCGTCAGGCAGTAGAACGCGGGTTGAATATCATCAAATCGCCTACTACTATAAAGAACTATCTTAATGATCCGGCTGTAATGCCGATGTGGTATGCAGCCGTATACGGCATGCAGAAGTGGAAAGCCAAGTACGCCAGTCTGATGAAGACCAGCCTCCCGCAGATGCGTGATGCATTATGGTATGGCGATGGTACCAAACTAAATCTCTACTACAAAAATGAACAAGGAAAGATGTGTACCACCAGCGTATATGAAGTGATGGACGCTTACAGTGAGACTTTGCTTGGGTATGACATATCCCCGAATGAGAATTTTGACAGCCAGTACCGGGCTTACCGTATGGCCGTTGAAGTTTCCGGCAGCCGTCCTTATGAGATTGTGACTGATAACCAGGGCGGACATAAGAAAGGTGATGCAGCAGGTTTCTTCCAACGTCTTACGATACTTCATCGCCCCACGATGCCCTATAACGGACAATCCAAAACGATCGAAAATGCTTTCTACCGTTTTCAGGCGCAGGTTCTTCATGCCATCTGGCATTTTACAGGACAGAATGTGAATACCAAAAAACTGAATAGTAAGCCCAATCTGGAATTCATAGAGGAGAATGCCTATGCGCTTCCCACACTCGAGGAACTGAAGGCTATTTACAAGGAATGCCGTAACCGATGGAATAATGAGGAAAAGCATTTCGCCACCGGTATTCCTCACATGGAGATGTATCGTATGAGTGAAAATCCCGGGGCTGTACCTGTTAACGAAATCGACATGATGCAGATGTTCTGGCTGTGTCATCCCAAAGCTGTAACATACACCAATTATGGCCTGCGGTTTGAGATTGACAAAAAGCAATACCACTATGATGTATATGCAACCGATGGTCTGCGCGATGAAGCCTGGGCGCTCCGCAATACCGGACGTGAATTCACTGTAATGTATGATCCCATGGACATGACCCGCGTGGAATTGTGGCGTAATACCGCCACCGGTGCCAAGTATAGCGCCACCGCCACTCCAAAAGTTTCTGTCAGCCGAGCCACCCAGGAACGTACTCCTGAAGAAAGCGGCTTCATGCGGCGTACCATTGAACGCAACAAGGAAACCATGGCCGCCATCCAACTGGAAGGCGAACGGTTTGACCTTGATGAGCGTATTGCTGCCGAACTTTTCGGCCTTTCCACCCCTAAACCTAAAAACCTCAGCAGGAAGAAAATGGACGAATGTCGTGAAAGGTATGACCATGGTAAACTTTCCGTTCCTCTCTCCCTACCGGAGAAACGCAAACAGGAGGAAACCGAAATCGATAATGAAGCCGATTATTCCACTGTAGGGGAATACACCAAGGCACTTTCCAATATGACACTGGATGAGCTGGCATTGGACAGATTTTAAACAATAATCAATAATCAATTAAATACTATTCAAACTATGAAAGGATTAACCAAACAAGACAAAAACGATATCCGCGATGCGCTGATGGGCTATTGTGAGAATTTTCCCAGCCGTAACCGCGCCAGCGAAAGCCTGCAGGGGGTTAGTGCGGCTGTAGTAAGCCAGATTTTAAACACCAAGTATGAAAGTATCTCCGATGATATGTTTAGCCGCATAGCGGCGCAAATCGGTTTCAGTTTTGAACGTTGGACCATTTGTGAAAGTGAGAACTACCGTCTCGCCACTTACGTGCTGGCCGATGCCCAAATGTACAAGAACGTTACCTGGATGGTGGGTGATGCAGGTTGTGGAAAGACTACTGCAGCCATAGAATTTCGTCGTACACATCGTAACGTGTTCTATATCCTTTGCTCGGAAGACATGAGACGTAGTGATTTTGTCCGGGAAATAGCCAAACAGGTAGGTGCGCCTACTGACAGCACCAACAATTTGCGTGACATGCTGGATTATGCTCTTGGCATGATTGGTTTCCTGCAGAACCCACTGCTTATTTTTGATGAGGGCGACAAGCTGACAGACTGCGTACTGAACTACTTTATCAGCATCTACAACCGTCTGGAGGGACGTGCCGGTATTGTATTCATGAGTACTGACTACATCAAGCGCCGCGTGGACAACGGACTGCGTTACAACAAGAAAGGCTACAAGGAAATCAACAGCCGCATAGGCCGCAAGTTTTTCGATTTGAATGCTACCAGCCGCAATGATATATACGCCATTTGTCAGGCGAACGGATTGACAAATGAAGCTGAGATAAAGCGTGTAATGAAAGATGTAGAGGCCTGTGATAATGACCTGCGCCGGGTTAAACGTGTAGTTCATGCACAAAAACGGCGTGCCGAGCAGCAGAAAGGGAGGGATGAAGAATGAATGTAAGACATGAAGATGCTGCAGGGGAAAAGGAGAAAAAGATAACCTTTGACCGAAACGCTAAAGGGGTACGTGAAATGCTTTCAATGAAGTTCGATACGCTGGATTTCAAAGATGCGTGGTATGACGCTTTCGGTACACCGGAACGCCGCGGGGTATGGTTTGTCTGGGGAAATTCCGGTAACGGCAAAACCTCGTTTGTAATGCAGCTCTGTAAGTACCTCTGCCGTTTCGGACGTGTGGCTTACAACAGTATGGAAGAGGGAGCATGTCTCACCATGCAGGACACGCTCCGGCGCTTCGGCATGATGGAAGTCAACCGCCGTTTTCTGCTAATCGACAACGAAAGTATTGAGCAGCTCAGTTTGCGGTTGAAGCGTCAGAAATCGCCTGACTTTGTGGTTATCGACAGTTTCCAGTACACGCAGATGACCTATCGGCAATATATAGAATTCAAGGAACAACACCGCAACAAGCTGATTATCTTCATCAGCCATGCCACCGGACGACTACCCACTGGACGCAGCGGTAAAAGTGTGATGTTCGATGCCACACTGAAGATATATGTCGAAGGATACCGCGCTTTCAGCAAAGGGCGTTTTATCGGACCTGTGGGACACTTTGATATCTGGCCGGAAATGGCGACGAGATACTGGGGAGAAAGCAACGAATGATTATTAATGTTCAGTGACAGACAGACCTATCATGAAAACGACCAAAAATAAATCCATTACGTCGCAGCAGCTCAAAGCCCTGCACGCCACTTTCCACCGCATCGGTATGGATGACGATGCCAGGCATGGATGTATCTATGAATTCACTTCCGGACGTACGGCAAGCAGCCGGGAACTGACGATGCATGAGGCCCGGCAGCTGTTGGAAAGGCTGAACCCACCGGATGAAAAAACAAGGGCGATGCAACTGGCGGAAGCGAAAAGTGTGTTCCGCGACATCTACCGCCTTTCTTTCATGATACCGCAGCTCAATCAGGGTTTCACCAGCGACAGTGAAGACGAATACCGGATGAACGTTGCGAAGCTCAACATGTGGGCCCGGAAATACAGCAAGGCGCGCAAGGATGTTACCGCCATGAAACTGTGGGAGTTACAGGATACCAAGAAGCAGCTGGAAGCTTGGATGCGGCGTGAGGAAAAGAAACAGAAAAATGAAACAATATGAGAACGAAAAATGAAATCAACCAGGCTGTGGCGATATTGACTCGTAAAGCCGACCGGCTCAGTCTTGTACAGGCTGAGGTATTGCAGGGTAGCATGACCGAACAACAGGTATTCCAGAAATACGTTATGGAAGTTGCAGAAGAGAATCGTGACGAGGTGGTTTTCTTCGCCGCCCGCGATGCTGCCCGGTTTTCAGCCGGACATATCGGTCTGGAAGAACTGATACCGGATGTACAGAATATGACAGCGGCGGACTTTGCCGCCGCCGGAGCATTGGGTGTAGTAGACGAAGAGAGTGATACGATAATGCTCTCACGCAAAGAGTTCAACTGTTTATTGGCCCGCATCGAACGCCTTGAACATTGGACAGGTTTACGCCGTAAAGCTGCTCCCGGTGATTGTACGCCTCTTCCATTGCCTGAGGATGCCGATATGGATGACCTGATGAAACAGAACGAGGCCTGCCGTTACCTCTCATGCGGCAAGAATACAATCAAGGGCTATGCCTCCCGCGGACTGGTACACAGTTATAAGAAAGGAAAGTTCACTTATTACAGCCGCCGGGAGCTGGATAAGAAAATCAGGAAACTTCGCGATACATTATAACCATGCCTGCTGCCTACAACACCACCGAACGTTACCGGGAATTGAAGAACCGGCTTTCCGAATGCCGCGGACGCATCAATATCCTGGAAGAAAAGCTGCTCGGAAGTCCCGTTCCTCTTCCGGTGGCCGAATTCGACCGGTTGCTTGACGAGTACAGGGCCGAGCAGATACGACTCGCCCATCTGGAACAGGAACAGGACGGAAACAGTACCCCGGCCAAGACGGCAGCCGCCAAGGAGCGCTGGCGTAAGCAGAACCGGGACCGAAGAAAAAAATTACATTATTAACCCTATAAAAACATTTATTATGGCAAGAACAAAGAAAACAGTAGTCAGCGGTATCACCCGCGAACAGGCGGAACAGGCGTTTGCAGACTTCGCAGCAGCCGATGCCAAAGTACAGAACCTCACCTCAAAAATGGACATTGAAATGACACGGATCCGCGAGAAATATGCGGATCAGTTAGCAGAACTGTCTGCCACGAAGGAAAAGAATTTCGACATCATGCAGGCATACGCCGTAGAAAACAAGGAAGAACTATTCTCCAAACGAAAAAGCCTCGAGAGTGCTCATGGCGTATTCGGTTTCCGTACCGGTACACCGAAGCTTAAGAACCTGAAAGGTTTTACCTGGGCGGCCGTAACCAACATCTGCAAGGAATTGTTGCCGCAGTATATCCGCACAACGGACGAGCTGGCAAAAGATAAGCTTTTGGCTGACCGGGATAACCCGGAAGTAGCTGAATACTTCCCGAAGATCGGCGTACAGGTTGTACAGGAAGAGACGTTCTATGTGGAATTAAAGAAAGAGAATGATGTGCAGCAATCTGCCTAAGGAATATTACGAATACCAGCCGCATGGCAGGAACTGGGTGGTGTATCGTATCCGACGTGACGCCACCGGTTCTACCGGAACCAAAGTCGGGCAATTCCTTACGAAAGAGGAAGCCCGGCGTGAGGTCTACCGGTTGAATGGCTGGAAATAATATAGTCATGAGCAAAATCCACCTATGTGAAAAGTGTAAATACTGTACACATTCACCGAATTTGTTTCAACCCTACTATTGGTGTTCATGGTATGGGAAAGAAGTAAGGTCACAAATTAACAGGTGTAATAACATAATCTTTAAAGCAGGAAAATCATGAATAAAATAAGACTAATACTTCGTTGGTTATTTATTCCGTTTTGGCTTGTACTGTTTTTTGTGTATTTGCCTATATGGTATATACAAATGAGCTGGTACTATTTTAGCTTCCAAGATTATTGGAGTGCCTATCTGATATTATGGGATAGAGTCATGCTGTTTATGAGACTAAAAACAAAATAAGAAAGAATAATGGCAAAGATAACTTATAAGTCAAGCATTCCCAATGACAAGCCGCTTTGGCTTCTCAAGCTCCAGCTGGCGGTCAGCCAGCTGGATACCACCGGACTGAAAGGAAATGAGCAGGATTTCCGTAATCTGAAATCATTCATCGACGCTGAAATCCGTTCGTTAATGGAAAAAGGCGACATCCGCCGCAGCTTTGTGGAAACCGAACTCCGGCAGGATGAAGGCAGGACGGTGATACATATCTTCCGCAACCACATAATTGTCCAAACCTATTATATCGAAGCATGAGTGAGAAGAAAGAAATATTGGTACTCAGTTCCCCGGACTTTGGCGTCGGTAAAGAAACCATAGGCTACTATACGGGGTACACCTGTGGTTACTGCCATGGTAACGGCTGGTTCTGGAATCCTGAAATCATTCATGAGCGGGTAAAGATACCCTGCCCAAAATGCGGAGGAACCGGACGGGTAAAAGGTATCGTTACAGTGGAGTGGGTCCCGGACGGGGAAGTGAAAACCTGTTTCGGTAAAAAGCAGGAAATATGACACCGCGCATCCCGAAAAACTACATCGTCCAAATAGGCAACTTCCATTTGGGCGAATTCATCTACTATTGGAACTATTACGAACAGCCCTGCTCACTTCTTCTGCAGAAACCTAATACGGAAGGTCTTACCGCTATCAAGCTGGTAGCCGACAGTGACGAAGCCGCCAGTTTCCTTTTAAGGGCAAAGGAGAAGACAGGCTGCAGGCTGTATACGGTAAAATAACTTTCAAAACCATAGCAATCATGAAAAAGCATATCTACACAGAGGTCGAGAAAACTGAAATTACCCGGTTGTACCCTCACTGTTCGACAAAAGAGATAGCCCGGTTTCTTGGAATGCCGGTTACCTCTGTTTATAATATTGCCAACCGTCTGGGGCTCAAGAAGTCTCCGGAGTATCTGAAAGTCCTGCGCAATGAGATGTCAAGGCAGCTTGCCGACAGTGGAACGGCACACCGTTTTCCAAAGGGTCACGTGCCGGCCAACAAAGGCAGGAAAATGAACGCCGGGGTATATGCCAAAGTTTCGGCCACCATGTTTAAGAAAGGGCACATGCCGGACAATACGCTTTATGACGGTGCCGAGACTATCCGTAAAGACAAAAACGGACACCGGTACGTTTATGTGCGTATCTCTTTGGGGAAATGGGTACCGAAACATGTGCTGTTATGGCAACAGGCGCATGGCCCGGTTCCGAAAGGCTACAATATCGTTTTCCGCGACGGCAATACGCTGAACTGCACACTTGAGAACCTGGAATGTATCAGCAATGCCGAGCTAATGCAGCGTAACAGCCTGCACAACCTGCCCGAAGAGGTAAAGGAACTTGTATATCTGAAGGGACGCCTTTCGAGGGCTATCAATGAATCAAACAATCAATAACCAACCAATAAACAATCGATTATGAATACACTCGAACGTTTGCAGGGGATGGTGAACAAACCATACCTGTACAGAAATGAAGAGGTTGTCGTACTGGGCTACTGCGATGGAACCGGTGATGACGGCGATGAGGTGGAAATCTACCTGAACAACGGCAAGACGCTTGTCTTCAATTACATCAATCTTCCGGCCAAACTGGAACAGTTCAAACCCGTTACGACACAAGTCATCGTGCTTGCCAACAAACGGTTGGATGCAGTATCAACGGTGAACCCCGGTATCATCCAAAAGCTCCGTGATACGGTACTCCAACAGATTGAGAATGTCAAATCCTCTCCGGAGCATGTCAGTCAGGCGAAGCAGGTATTCCAGGGTGTGAACACGCTGATAAACCTTGCCAAAACGGAACTGGAATACCGGAAATTCGTGAACGGAATGGAAAACGGCAACGAATATGGACAATAACAGACAACACAATGGCGATTGTGATAAATAAAAAGAATTAATATAAAAACACGATTATGAGTTACTTTATAGACTATGTCAAGACTTATGCAAATGTTAACAGGAAAGGCCGTGAGCTACAACTGTATGCAGAACAGTTTGACCGCCACCTGATAGAGGACGAGAGCTCGCTCCTGGCACTAAAATGCGATATTGAGCACAGGATAATGATGATGAATGAAAAGTATCCCCGTAGCCGTCCGGTCCGGCTGAACGTGTTCAGTGACGGCAGAACCGGCCAATGGACCATCCTTGTGGAACATGACAGCGACAGTATTGTCTGTATCATATCCTATAAGAAGGTTCTGGGGTGTTATGCTGCAAATAAGATGAACGATAAAAACAAAAGGCAATGAAACGATTTAAGACAGAAACATTTTTCGTTCCTCTGAAAATCAGTGAGGAACTTGGTGTGGCGTCCGTCAAGGGCAAGGACGGCAAAGAGAAGAGATTCAAGACGCGTAAGGCTGTCGAGAAATACTGCAGGGAGAATAGATGTATTTACGTAGAGCATAAATTTATATTCTACAGATAACAGAAAAAATAAAAATTATGGACAGAGAAAAAGATTTCAAGCTGACAGGTCCTGAGCTCCAAACCGAGCTGCTTAAACGTATGGAATACCGTGAAGAAACGAGGAAATGCGGTAACTGCAAATATTATTATCGTTCCATGGATGGGGGCAATATATCCAAATGCCGCCTGATTCCTTTTATAGATCTGGGTGTAAATGAGGACGGGTATTGCAGTTATTATCAACAGGCAGAGTGAGACAGTACCGTTTAAGCCCCGTAAAGAAGAGCAGCCGCTACAAGTACTCTTGTAACGGCTGCTTTATTTTCCCACCTTAGAAAGCGCCGTAATATTTGATATGGCGCTCTTTGTTGCATATATGTGTCATACTACGTATCTTTGTATCAGGTTTTCAGAGTATTCAGGGGTTACAATTCATTTTTTCAGGATATGGGCAGTCAGTTAGAACTTTTTCCATGCGGCAAGCTCGGTTTCAACGAACGGTGCGGCAAGCTTTCAAGCACTCCGTTGCGTCGCAGCGCTGCCAGTCGCGGCGAGCGTATCCGCCTGCGTAACCGTGTGATGACAGCCCGTTTGTACTACTGGCGCGAGATTATGCGCCGCCGTCTTGACGACGTAATGATCATTCTCGCGGAAAACGAGTTCTTCGTCGACGAGCGTACCATCAACAACGCCTGGCTTGAATGCGCCGATTTCTTCGAATGGCTCTGCAGCACCCATGCCACTGTCCGCCAGCTCCGCCGTATGTTTCCCAGTTGGAAATGGTAGTCTATATATTATCTATAAAATCGGCTATATATACAACCTCATAGACTTTGAGCCCGTCCGGTCTCTTCTGTGGCCTACACCGCGCTCTTCTGAATGACTTGGCGCAGTTCTCCATTTTGAATCCCTGTACCGCCCTGTGTAGCGCTTCTACCATATCGAGCCTTGCGAAAGCCGTCTCCTGTACCTGCAGTGGCTTGTTCACATTGAACGAGGCACAGTCGTTAAAGCCGATTTTCAGCTCCAGGGAAACCTGTACACGCTGCGTTCCGGGATGTGCCGCCGACATGTTTTCCGCTCCCGGATAGCTGAGCTCCATCAGGCAGCATGGGAATGCCACAGGCGGCCGGCTGTCCTGAAAATCCAGCTGCCCTTCGTCAGCATCCACCCAGCGCAGTTCCGGCACTTTTTCACGAATACGTTCCATTACTGTTTTCAAGATTTCTTTTTTCATCGTTCCATTGTATTTTTAAACAGTTGTTCCACATCTTTTTTTATGAGTGTTTCCAATTCATGGCTTTCTCCCATGAACCGGCGGCGGGGTACCAGCATTTTCCGGGTGTGCTGTTTCACCACGTACGGCTTCCCTTTTTTGGACACACGTTCATGGCTTCTTACCACTACGCTGCCGGAGAATCCCTCGTTATGGGCACGTGCATAAGGCACCCTGTCACCACCGGCAGTAATGACCACCCTGCGGGCGCTGATCTCGTCAATGTCGATACTCTTGCGCAGGGCTCCGCTCTGTACAAGCAGTGTCCCCCTTCCGGGCTTGTATCTTTTACCCCATGGCTTCCATGGTTCCCCGTCGAACGCCTTTTCCGAGAAACGTTCCAGGAAGTACCGTTTTGCAGTGGAAGCCACCGCCTCGGGCACCGCCTCTATGGCTTCTTTCACCCTTTGTTCCAATTCCTTGCTGAAATCCATTGCTTTACATTTTAAAATGGTTATATTTGCATCGAAGTCCTGTCCTGACGGGGAGACAACACGTATCCAACACCCCGGGGGTGCAAGGGGGATTTGCAAGGTCTGAGAATTGACAGCGCCAGGCAGGATCAGCCCCAAGAAGGAGTGCGACACCGGCTATCCAATCCAAACGGGCGGAGGAACGACGGAATCGTTCCACCTTTACGGTTCGGACGGACGCGAGGATGCGCTCCGACGCTTTTTTATCAGCAGCCCCCTGCGGCGTTTGTCCCATATCTCCTTTTTAAGGTTTACTTTCCGGTTCCCCGGTGTGCGTGTCTGCATGACATACCAGGTCTTCAGCACCAGCTTTTCCCCCTCTATCCGGTAGTTTACGGCCAACACCTCATCCCTGTAGTATTTCAGCAGGCAATAGGTATCAAGCAGGTCATGCTTTATCTCATCATTGAGCCACACCTCGTCCGGGGCGTGCAGGGCTTCCAGCATGGCATCCCAGTATCTTATGCGGTTGTCCCGTCCCTTGCCTGCAGTATGGCTGTCGAACTGTTTCTTCTCGACAACGACTTTCCGGCCATCATAATCCGTCAGTACGATTCTTCCGTCTTCGGCGTATGTTTCCCATACCTCCTGTTCACTCCGCCCACTGACAGGGATATTCCCTGAAGCGTCCCTCTTCATGGCCTGTACCCCGGGCAGGTTCCAGCGTTCTGCGGTCATGTCCTTCAGATAGGACGATGCCTGCTGCGGGAACTTGCGGATGTACATCTGGTCGGCTGTGAATACCTGTGCCGAGTCACAGCGGTTCACTCCCCAGCCTTGCGCCTCAGCCTTTTTCCATTCGGCCGTTTTCAGGAAGTCGTCCACACGCCGGCGCATCTCTTCAAGATCGACCTTTACCTGGTGTTTCATCCGTCCGGTCACGAGGCACCTGCAGGCCCAACCGTTCGGTGGGTATATTTTGTTCCACCGCGGGTCATTTTCGGGCAGGATGACCCCATGAAGCTTCATGTGTTCCTCACGTACCCTGCCGTCATTCACCGTCAGGTACTCCCAGAAAGGATATACCTTTTTCTTGGTCCGCAATTTCCGGTAGGTAGACATACCTTCGGCTGTGAGCACCGCCGTTTCGTATTCCGTCCTCTGCCAGGTCTTGTTAAACACTTCGGTGGTTTCCTTTGCCCTGCGGTGAAACTCACCAAAGCTCCCGCTTTCCCGGAAGAGCCTGTTCAGTTCCTGTATTTCCGCCAGCGTCTTGGCAGCGGAGAAATGGAACAGGTTCTGCTCCGTCGCCATACGGAACAGATCATCCGACAACTTGTATGCCACGCCCACATCGGCATTTCTCGGTCCTTCTTCAAATGCCGTTCGAACAGCCTTTAAAAAGTCTTCGGCAAAGAACCGGAAAAGTTCCGGACTGAAACCTGCCAGTTCACCGTTCCATACGGCAGCGATGAGCCTTTCATCCAGGGGGGAGGTATCACTCATGCGGATTATGCCAGCCCCGCCCGGATGCGGGGCCGCCACGAAAAAAGACTTTATCCTTTCCCAAAGCGTACGTTCATCGGCATTCTCCACCGTTCCTACCTGTGGTTTTACCGCTTTGGCCGGCCGGTCATCATTTCCCGTATCGGCCGGTGCACCCATGAACACTTCCTCACCGTCCTTCGGCTCAGGTATGCCGTATTTCTCATAGCCGTAACTACGGGGGATAGGAATCATCGTAGAGAGTGTTTTCAGGTCACTTACGGTAAGCTCGTCCTTCTTATCCACGAATGAGAACTTTCCACCATGCACCGGATAGCCTCTGCTTTCAAGCAGGGGTACAAAGTATTTGTTCAGCATGCGTATGACAAAACGCCGGTCACTGCGGTGCTTCTTCTCCTGTACTTCCATATGCACCTTGCTTTGCGAGAGCGACGCACCGTCCTTGGTGGTCATGGTCTGTCCCAGTACGGTTATGAGTATCTCCTCGTTGCATGCATTGCGGAAATCGTTGTAGAGCGCCCCGTTGCTGCTTCCGCTGAGGGTCGTCTGTTCCACGTCACTCTCTTTCGGGATGACAATGTATGGCGCCGAACCGGCTTCCTCGAACGCCTGTATGAGAAGCCTCCTGCTCTGTTCGTCCATGCTGTTGTACTTTCCTATGCGTTGCGGCATTCCGAAGAGTTCCACGAACTGTGCCCAGTCCCCGAATCCCCCGCGCTTGTATATCACATAGGGAGCCACTTTCAGCAAGAGTCCCAGATCATCATCCTCTCCCCACTGTATGATCATCCCGTCATCGCTGTAACTGATTCCGTCCGTATCGTACTGGCGCCGTAGTATCAGCTTCTCTTTGGGACGTATGTGCTTGCGCGGGATACTGTTGAAGTCGAACCCGTTCACGAAAGAATATTCGTCTACGGATATTCCCCAAAAAAGGGTCCACATGATCTCTTTCAGCTGGTTCTCGAACTCCACAGTGTCTATGAGTTCCGTCATCCGTGGTACTTCCTTCTTGTTTACCGTAAAATTAATGTCGCAGTCGGTTATCGCCTCTATGCGTTTGCCGATGGCGTCCGTTACAGTCCCGTCCATGAGGATATCCTCATACAGGTCGTATAGTTTGCTGCGCAGCCCCATGTCAGCCGCCCTGAGTGCGCTTTTCCATATGCCTATATCATTTATTCCCCTGTGCACGGGCTGCACCAGTATCTGATTATATACCGGCGTCACAATCTTTTTGGGCACAGCGCCTGCCTGCTGTTTTTTTCTCTTCCTGTTTGTCATAAGGTTTCCGTTTAAAAATGGTTGTCACGTTTTCTATTGCTTCCGAACGCTATTTCCCCGCAGTGCCTGCACTCTTGCTGTCCCGGCCGCTCCGGCGCTGCCGGCAGGTTCGGGTTCTGCCTGTTCTGATTGTTCCTGAGCCATTCAATGGCACGGTCGTAACGTTTTTCGCGCATTTCGATATCCACTCCGGCGTTGCAGATATTGCAGAAGTGCCAGGCGGCTATGTCCTTTACAAAAAGCAACAATATGGGATTGCGTTCTTTTCCCCTGGCGGCGAATATCTTTCCCGTGTCGTACTTGGTGAGATATCCCTGCACCTCCTCTATGGCGGCGTCTATGGCCGACATCATCGCCGCGTCATCGCCATGACTGATGACATCCATATCCTCCTCATAGATGTGGGTTGTCATTTCCTCGATTTCCAAATAAGCCATATATTTTCATGTTTAATGGTTTGTCACATTCTTTTTTTGTTATGGGGGCGTCTCCCTATCCAGTAGCTTCCGGCCTCCATGTGGGCGTTCAGTTGCTGGCACATGTAATATCCCCCTTCGATGGCATCCGGTCCGTCTGCCGGTGCCGGCAGCCCGTCATCGAACAGCCTGAACTGTTCCTCCAGCCGCTGCATGTCCGGGTTGTCCTTCTCCCGTATGTTGAAAACGAGCCTTCCCGCCCTGTTCAACGGTTCCAGGTTCCCTTCTATACGTACGAATTTGTCGGGTTTGTCACGCCCGTCGGGCGAGATATTGATGTAATGTCCTTTTTCCCTCCCTTTTGCAAGGAAAAGAGGAACGAATACCTGCTGGTAGAACGGATCCTGCAGTTTGTTATTCTCTATGTAGTTCCTCTGCTGAGTCCTTTCCCTTACGTAGTCCCGTTGATAGTAATACCAGTTCACGAACTCGTCGTTGGTGACATGCCGCAGATATCCCGTATATATGTACAGCGTTCCCTCGTATAGCCCCATGAGGAAATTCGCTTTGAAGGAGTTCTTCTTCGCCTTCTTGCCGGTGGTGTTGCTCGGTGCCGGGTCCCCGTAACTGACAATATATTTGAGCTTGCCTATGGGCGGGCATTCTCCCCAGCGTATCTCCTTGAAGTAGGAACCCTCCACCACCGGATTATTGAAACACTCCTTCTGCCCGCTGGCGAGGCTCACCTGTGCCAGCACCTCGTCTATCGTTTCCTCAGTGTTCTTTTCCGGCCATACGGACGTTCCGAACTGGTAATCCGCCTGCGGATCGGGATTGCCTATATCCACCATGCGTATATTGATGATGTCCCAGTTTCCGATAGGTTTCTCCCTTGCGGCCAGTTCCCTTGCCTTGTTACCGGCACGTGAGACACAACAGTCCTTCGCAATGACGTTCCCCGTCCAGATGGTAAGCAGCGCCTCGCTGATGGAGCGGGTGAAGAACAGCGCCTGCTCGAACCAGTTCCATTTGTTGTTCACTATCTCCGGATTGCGGCATTCCTCGTCGGTATCGTAGTCATCCATGAGCAATACGTCCGGGCGTACCTCGTCCATCTTGACTCCGCGCGGTGACTGTCCCCAGCCCATTGCCATGAACGACACGCGGGTGCTGAGGGTGAAATAGTCCTCCGTCCATTTGTCACCGATGAGGTTGCCGTAAAAATATTTCAGCCGCTCGTTCGCCTCGAACTGCGCCCGGTACTGGTTCAGCAGCTTCCTTGCGCCGTCATTGGTTGCCGAGGTCATGATGACGCACCGCTTGTTTTTCTTCACGATGACCAGGTACAGCACGATGAACATCACGATGGTGGACTTTGCCAGCTCACGCGCCCAGCTCAGCACTTCGTACCAGTTCCCGTCGGAATGCCCGATGATGCGCCTGATGGCTTTCTTCTGGAATCCTGCAAACTCATATTTGGCATATTTGTAGAACATGAACTTCGCCCATGCGAGAGGGTCCGCTTCCAGCTCGCGCAATTTCCTTGCCTTTTCTTCTCCGGTCATGGTGAAGTCAACGGCGGTCTGTGTACGTATCTGCCTCAGGGTTTCTTCCCAGTCGTCGGAGAGTGCCCTGTTGTTTCCTGTCAGTCTCTTTTTTGCCATGGCCTTACCTTAATTTCTCCTTTACAAATTCGTCAAAATAATAACTCAGTTCGATTGCCTTCTGCGGATCACGCTTGCGCAGCCAGAAAAGGATCTGTTTGCTCACGCTGATGATATCGGCGATTCCGTAGTCTCCTTCCATTTTGGCGATGGCGGCGGAGAGTTTGTTGATAGTATCGGCCTCGGCGGAAGTGGCATACTTGTCGCCGCGCTCGGCTATGGCCTTGTTCATTTCCGCTATCTGCATGTAGAGATTGCGTATCTGTTCCTCCCGCGTGGTGGTGACGGCCGCCCGCAGCATTTCCCAGTTACCCTCCTTGCTCCACTTGCTCATGGTGACAGGACTGACACCCACCTTTTCGGCTATCTGCCTGCTTTGCAGTTCCCCCTGCATGTAGAGCATCTTCGCCCAGTCCTTTTTCTGTTGGTTTGTTAGTGTCTTGGACATATTTATTCTCTTGATTATTACAGTACAAAGTTAGGCAGCGCATACCGATTAAAATAATCCGCCTGTAATGGTTTCCACCTGGCTTGTAACAGTTTCCAGCCGGAGGGAAACTGTTACAAGGGGATTTGCACACCTTCTTTTTATCCCTGAATTTTGCAGCAAACAAAATGAGAAAAGCAATGGGCAAGGCATATACATTCTGCGTACATGACGAATCCGTAAACACTTACGGTTTCCGCATGCTGACTTCGGGGGCCAACCTGGAAGAATTCAAAAAGAATCCCGTAGTACTCTATAACCATAATGACTGGGAAACCCCGATAGGGCGCGGCGAGAACGTGCGTGTGGAGGACGGCAGTATTCTCGTGGACGTTGTATTCGACGAGGAAGACGAAAAAGGACGTACGATAGCCGGTAAGGTGGAGCGCGGTTTCCTGCGCATGGCCAGTATCGGCGCCTGGCCGCCTGAAGAGGTCAGCGATGATCCCGCATTGAAACTTCCGGGACAGACGGGTCCCACCGCCACAAGGTGGACCATGCGGGAGATGTCTGTCTGCCCCATAGGTTCTAACCACAATGCCCTTGCCATGTATGACCGCGCGACAAACAAACGTATAGACTTGTCTGACAGGCAGGCGCTTGTCAGGCTGATGGATAAGGAATTCAGTATTAACCATAAAAGAGAGAACAATATGAGTTATTTGACACAGATGTTGAAATTGTCGGATTCCGCATCCGACCAGGCTATCCGGGAAGCCGTACAGGACCTGATTACCCTGCGTGACAACCTGCAGGCCGAGAACGCCACGCTCAAGAGCGAAAAACAGACATTGCAGGAACGTGTAACGGCCTTTGAGACGAAGGAGAAGGAAGCCGAAAAACAGAAAGCCGTCGCACTGGTGGACGCGGCAGTGAAAGACGGGCGCATTGACGCCAAAGGACGTGACAGCTGGCTGGAGGACTTTGCCGTTGATTTTGCAAAGGCCGAAGTACGTCTCAGTTCCATTTCCGTACGTCAGTCCGTCAGGTCCCAGGTACAGACCGAAGGAAAGGCCGGAGGAAACGTACAGCTGGCAGACATGACTTTCAAGGAAATCCTGGAGAAGGATATGCTCAAGGAACTTAAAAAGGACAGGGACCTCTACCGGGAGAAGTTCCATGAAGCCTACGGTAAGTACCCGGAATAATCATTTTATAAACATAAAGATAAAAAGACAATGAAGACAAAATTCATCTTTTCACTGCTCACAGCGTTGCTGTTCAATTTCGCCACCTCAGGCCTGTTTGCCCAGAGTATCGGCATCGACCACAACCTGATGTTCGGCATCCAGATGGGGCTTTCGCTGGTTCCGTTGCAACTTACCGGCTGCCTGGCGGAGGGCCTTAACAAGGAAATCTGGATTCCCGAGATTATCGAGAAGTTCTATCCGGAAACCTCGTTCGTTTCCGACTCGCGTGATTTCAGCATGTGGACCGATAACGAGTACCTGAACCTGCAGGAAGCGGGTATCGACCCCAGGGTATTTATTGACAATGAGGTATATCCGATACCTGTAGTCGCTCGTGGTGACAAGCCTTACAAAATTCCGATGAAGCGTTTCGATACGGAAAACACCGTACATATCAACGCCATTGAAATCGAAGAATCCGCCGAAAAACGTAGAAGCGTAGCCGCCGGACACCAGAAGTCACTGCAGATGCAGTTTTCCGAGCTGGCCATCTACAATTGGGCACCCACTCAGGATAGCGAGACTACTCCGGTCTTGAAAATCAACGACGGCAATGCCAGCAAGCAGGGCACCGGCTACGTGGCCATGACCTACGAGAAGATCCTGGCACTCTCCACGCAGCTCGACATGATGCTGGTACCCAAGGAAGGACGTATCCTGGCGTTGCATCCCTATCACGCTACCGACCTTCAGCTTCAGGACCTGGAGATGTTCAAGACGTTTTTCTCCACCGGTTCCATGTTCGGCTTCAAAATTCACGTCACTTCCATGGTGCCCAAATACAACGGCACTACAGGTAAGAAAGTGGAATGGGATGCTCCTGTCCGCGATACGGACGCCATTGCCTCTACTGTATGGTACCGTGATGCAGTTTGTCGTGCCAAGAGCATGGAGGACATGTACTACCGCCTGAATGATCCGGAATACCGTGGTGATGTCCTGGGCTTCAATATGCGCGGCATCGCATTGCCAATAACAGGCAAGTATCTGGGTGCCATGTTTACCACCAAGAAATCCTAACCCTAAAAATTAAAGAACAATGAGCTATATTAACATGAAATCGCGGAGAAGTTTTGACTTCTTCGCCCCCTATACAGAAGAAGGGGACCGTTGCGTACAGATACCGTTTCCGGTCGCTGTAACCCGTAAAGCTGAAGGTAAGTCGCTGGTACATGACTGCAATCCGCAAATAGTGGATATTGCAGCCGAAACCGCCGCAACCACTTTTGAACTGGATACCCGGGTGCAGGCAGGTTCGCTGCTCGTCATCAGAAACGCCAGTGCCAACGCCCAGACCATCGGCAAGGTTGCCTGTGCGGCAAGCAAAGTGACTACGTTGATGTATGACGGAAATGCCTACATCAGTATCGGAACCTCAACAATCGAAGAATGATGGCTGCACGGGGACTACGCAACAACAATCCGGGTAACATCCGCCTGTCACGTACGCTGTGGCAGGGGGAAATCCGGCCCTCTCAGGACAGGTCTTTCTGTCAGTTCCGTACGATGGCCTATGGCTATCGTGCCCTGATTAAACTGCTGCAGAACTACCGCCGCGTCAACGGCTGCCGTACGATAGCGGATTTTATCAACCGTTGGGCGCCACCTGTGGAAAACAACACTTCTGGCTATATCAGCCGGGTGTGCCGGGAGATGCAGGTACCGAATACTTACGTGCCCGATGTGGATGACAGAGCGACCATGTGCGCTTTTGCCGCCGCCATCTCACAGGTGGAAAACGGAGTGCCGGCAGTAATGGCGGACGTGGCAGCGGGATGGGAACTGCTCTGACAATTAATAACCCGTAATGATTTTCAGCCATGAATTCAGACCTGATAATGCAGATTCTCCAATGGCTTGTGCCGAGCGGCATTGCCGGTTCCCTTTGGGCATGGCTGAGACACCGGGAGAACAACAAGGTACTCGCCGCCAAGGAGCGGAACGACGCCTATAAGGAAATGTACGACAACCTGTCAGGAACATTAATAGACTTGCAGAATGAGAACATTAAACTCTACAAGGCAGTGCGGGAACTTAACCGTACCATTCAGAGGGCTTCTACTTGCCGGCATTATGCTGACTGCCCTATCCGTGGCGAGCTGCAGAAGTCCGGAGCCATTGGTGCGGAACGAGCACAGCCAAAAAGACAGCCTCTCGGGCAGAAGCGGGTTCGCTCTCCTGCAGCAGCCCGTTCCGCCCAGCATGGCGAAAACGAGATTTCCGACGGATATGCTGGACCTGATTCCGGTGGGCACAGGCTTTAGCCGGCGCAGCGGGCAGGCAACGGTCAATGTAAATCGGATATCGGAAGACTCCATTGAAGTGACCGCCACCTGTGACAGCCTGGCCCGTCAGGTACTCATCCTTACCGAAGAGAACATACGCATCCGTAATGAGCTCTTCAAGGAGAAAGAGAAACCGCCGCCCGAAGCGGTGCATGAGCCTACCGGCTTCCAGTGGTTCCAGATATGGATCGGGCGTACGGCCGTCGCCGCCCTTCTGCTGGGAATACTCAGACGGCGATTTATTAACCCTTAAACTTAGAATAAACATGGATAAATTAATTTTCGGGATGTCCCAGGTAAAATTCTGCGGTCTTGAAATCGGCTGGTTCGACGAACAGGGTGTCACCCCTGCGGGTACCGCCGCGACCCAGGTGGATATCTATGCCGCCCAGGTAAAGGACGGCCCGGTCGGGACAATTACAAGCAATCCCGGGAAAAAGGCATTTACCGGCAATCTGATCGACATGTCCGCCGAGAACCTTGTGAAGGTCATCGGAGGAACCAAGGATGAACAGGGTAACTGGGAACCGCCCGAGAAATGGGAAAAGACGGGCGTTATGGATATTGTCTGTGACAGCGGCCATACCATCCGCCTGTACAATGCGAAAGTCACCGGCAATGACTTCGGTGGCGGGGTGAACTCCCAGGGTGTACTCTCCATCCAGCTCAACATCGAGGTGATGAAAGACGAGGACGGCAAGCGGATGAAGATCTTCGCTCCCGGCATCGATCCCGAAACCGGCCAGCCTGCCGTTAAAGCGTGACACGTATGGACCGCCTTGAGATAGAAAGCCTTTCGGAGAGGATTATGCAGGACGGGGGCATCTCGCTCCCGCTGCGTCTTCCCGGCGGCAGGCATGTCCGCTGGGTGATGCGCATTCCTACTTACGCGAGCCTGCTGAATATCGGCAGGATGTACCTGAAACTGGGAGTCCGGTATGACGAGGTGAAAGAGTATGACTTCGAGCAGAAAGTGGAGTTCATTACCCGTCACGGTGTCAGTGTGAGCCGCATGGTGGCTTACGGTATCGTCCGGGGATGTATCTTCGGCCGGTTGTTGAACCGTCCCGTGGCATGGATGCTCCGTCACCGGATGCACCCGGTAGCCCTCGAGGAAGCCTGGGTGATAATCGTGCGCATGTTCAATACCGTCCCTTTAGAAAATATTATCAGATTGGCGGAGACAATCAACCCGATGTCGCCCGTCCTGAGCCGCGAAAAAAGATAGAACGGGAGTTAAGGGGGTACATGGAGCCTCCCCATAGCCCGTTCGGACTGGTCGGACAGATAGCCCGCGATACGGGCTGGAGCGTGAGGTATATCCTGCATGGGGTAAATTACCCGTCGCTCATGCTGATGTGGCAGGACTGTTCCAGGCACGTGCCTTCACGCAGAAAGACACCCGCCGAGCTTTCCCGGGAGATGTCTGCCCGCAGCGGCAGCCCCCCGAAAAACATGTCTCCCCTGGAGTTCTTCATGAGCATGGACGGGGAAGAATAAAAAAACGTTTACACACATAAACCGCTATAAGAAGTGCAACCTATCAAGCTTGAAATATTCCTGGATGACAAGACACTTGCCGGCATGAAGTCGGCCGAGGGCAATCTCGCTGCTCTGGAGAGCTTCAACAGGCAGATGGTCGAACGTCTGCAGGGTGAGCTCAAACAGCTGGAAAGACAGTACAAGCAGCTGCAGAAGCAGGGCCTTGCCGGTGACAGGGAACTCGCCGACATACAGGCGCTCAAAGGTGTCATCGGCAGTCTGAAGGATGAGATAAAGGCGTACGAGGCTGCCAAGAGACAGGCTAACGAGACACCCCTTGTGGCACACGACCCGGCGCCGAAACTGAACCAGGTCAAAATGACCATGGCACAGATCGCCCGGGAACTTCCCTCCCTGGCCATGGGGCCGCAGATGTTCTTTCTGGCCATATCCAACAACATCCCGATGTTTACGGACGCCGTGGGCAATGCCCGCAAGGAATACGAGCTCATGACGGCCGCAGGAAAGAAGGCGACCCCGGTATGGAAACAAGTGGCAGCTTCGCTGTTCTCCCCGCAAACGGCACTGGCGGCGCTTATTACGCTGACGGTGGTATACGGTAAAGAAATAGGAGAATGGATAAAGGGGCTCTTTGGCGGGAAAAACGCCATGGATGAACTGCGTGAATCCATGCGGGAAACCTATGAGGTGGAAAAAGAGGCGAATGCCACATTCGTGAAAAGCCGGTTTGAGATGGACAGGGTAATCAAGTCCGTAAGAGAGTTCAAGGGAAGCAAGGAGGAGGAACGCAAGAAGGTAACCGAACTCAACCGTACATACGGTGAAACGTTCGGTTACTACCAGACATTGAGCGAATGGTACGATACGCTTATGAAAAAGAGTTCCGACTATATCGAGATTCTCGTATTGGAGCAGAAGGCCCGGAAATGGCTTGACAAGGCTGTAGAGGAGAGCGATAAGGCCGACAAGCTGAAAGCGGAAGGTGTGGAATCCCACCGCCCATGGTTCGGTGCCGGCGGTAAAATCCACAAGTTCTTCGGCGGCGGTTCCACCGACCGGTTCGGTAGCGACCCTGCTTTAGTGGCTTACAACAAAATGCTCAAGGACATCTATGATGCGGAAGAGGACGCCCTCAAACGTGCGGAAGAGTTTCAGGATAAAGCCGCCCGTATCAAGGAGGGAACAAATATCAATACCGTGGTTTCCGGTTCGGTGGAAGAATTGGAAAACAGCATAGCGGAGAAACGCAAGGCGCTGAAGAAACTCACAAACAAGGAGGATTATGAGGCGGCCATGAAAGTGATAGAAGCCGAGGAGAAAAAGTTGGAAACCATTACGGGAAAGAAAAACAAGGACGGTGGCAGGAATGCTTCCGACTATCAGGATGCTCTTTCCGACGCCCGCCTGCGTGCACAACGCAAGCTGGAGGATGCCCGTATCGCCCTGATGGCGGAAGGCAGCGCCAAACGCAAGGCACTGCTCCGTCAGGAATACGAGCAGACACTTGCCGCCATCGACAAGGAAGAACGGGAGCTGCTCTCCAGGCTGGAGAAATCGAAAAAGGCCGGCAACCCGGTAGCCCCCGGGGAGGCCGGCCGGATAAGGCAGGACGCTTCCTCACAACGTGTGATTGCCGGTGTGCGGTATATGCAGGAAGTCTACGAAGAGGAGAAGCAGTTCCGGGAAAAGGACCGGCAGGCGTGGATAGACTACAACAGGGAGTATGGCAGCTACCAGGAGAAACGGCTGGCAATCACACAGGATTATGCCCTGAAGATTGCCGCCGCCGAAACCGAAGGTGAAAAGGCCATGCTGAAAAGACGGCGCGAGGACGAACTGAAAGAGCTGGATTTCGGTGAGTTCAAGAAGACCGTCAACCTCGCTGATGTGTTCGGCAATCTGGACACTCAAAGTACGGAGGCGCTCTCCGCACTTCGCGACAAGCTGAAGGAATACATCAGCGGGGCGGCCAAAGAACTACGCCCGTCGGATTTGAAGCAGCTTCAGGACGCACTGACGAATATCGACCTGAAGCTTGCCGACCGCAAGCCCTTCCGGGAACTGAAACGGTCTATGGATGAATACGCCAACGCCCAGGAAACTGCCCGGCAGGCACAGGAAGATTTGAACACCGTCATGGCGGGCGGAAAGGTTATCACCGGTCTGTACAGGGATGAGACGGGCAAACTCGTCACCGAACTGCTTACCCAGGAGCAGGCGGAGAAGAAACTGTCTGAGGCCCAGGAAAACCGCCGCAGGAAACGTACGGCAATGGCACAAAGTCTGCAGGGGGTTGCGGGCGAAATGTCATCCTACGGACAGGCTGCCGATGATGTCGTCAGTATGCTGGAAGGGTTCGGAGTGTCGGTGGACGAGAATGCCAAGCGGGTGATAGAGGGTTTCAATACCATGTCGGAAGGTATCGGCCAATTTGCGAACTCCATGCTTTCGGGTGACATCGGCGGCATGATAAGCGGAGTGGTGAATACAGCCGGTGGTTTTGTCAAGACATTGGGCAGCCTTTTCGGTACGGATTGGGGTGGTCAGCGTTCCGAAAGACGTTACCAACAGGCAAAGGAGCGTTATGAAAGCTATATGGCGGTGCTTGACAAAGTCATCGCTAAACAAAAGGAACTGGTGGCATCCATGGAGACCGATACGCTGGCGAATGCCAATAATTCCTACAAGAAAGCCGGAGAACTCCTGCAGCAACAGGAAGAATACGCCCGTGAGATGGGAAAGGCATATCTGAATGCCGGGGCGAGCAAGGGATTTCTCGGTATCGGTTCCAAGGCTTCCCACGGAACGAAACAAAGGGAGGGCATATCCTCTACCGCATGGGAACAGGCGCGTCGGGTGTTGGGAAGCGATTTTTCCAAAGTGGCCGACGGCCGTATGACCGGTCTCTTTGACCTGAGCTATGAGAAACTGGTGGAACTGCGTGATGAAGCCACCGGCTTCTGGAGTGAATTACATGAGGACACACGCAAATATCTGGAACAGATTATCGAGAGCGAGGAAGCCTGGCAGGAAGTGCAGGAAACACGCAAGGAAGCCATGACGGGCATTTCTTTCGAGAATGTGCGCAGCAGTTTTCTGGACATGCTCATGGATATGGACAGCAGCACGGCGGATTTTGCCGACAACTTCGAGAAATATATGCAGAAGGCCATGCTGAACAGCATGCTCTCGGAAAGCTATAACGAACGTATCAAGGAATGGTACGATTCGTTTGCCGAAGCCATGGAGGAAAAAACGGAATGGCGGACCGGTCAGGGCAGACGCGGACGTAGCAGGTACAAAGTTGTCACCGAGGCTGCCGGTGTGTTGAATGAGACGGAACATGACATGCTGAAAGAAGCCTGGGATTCGATAGTCAGCGATGCACTGGCCCAGCGTGACGCAATGAAAGAGATATTCGGCTGGCAGGGTGATTCGGCGGGCTCACAATCCGGGCGTAGCGGGGCCTTTACCACCATGACGCAGGAACAGGGCACACTTCTGGAAGGGCTGTTTACTTCCTTGCAGGATCATGCCAGCGGCATGCACAAACTTCTGGAAGAGCTCGCCAAATCAAGGAAGGAAGACCACGACCTGCTCGTCAGCATTGCTGAGAATACAGCCTACTGCCGGTATCTGGAAGGCATCAACGAGATTATGGAATATTTTAGAAACAATGGAATAAAAGTGTCATGATGTACGACCTGACAGGATATATGGTAATTAACGGCAAGGATGCCTGGACGGAATATTCGGCCTTCCTCTGTGAGGACAGGCCGGAAGACAGCACGAACGTGTCCGAACTGCTCAAGCCGCCCGAGATGAAGGAATACACGGCAGTGGATTTCAGGGAACGCAACGGTGAGGAATTACCCGAACAGCTTCCTCTTCCGTGCTGCAAGGCCCGTGACCTGACGCTGTATCTGGCCGTATGTGCTTCTTCACTACCCGAATGTGAGGCAAAGCGCCTTACTCTGATGAAGATATTCATGCAGGGCTGGGTTATTCTTCAGGTGAAAGGGATATCCACGGAATACAGACTCTACTACAAATCCGCCACATCGGCCGATATCCTGACCGACGCTTTTGACGGAAGTACCGTAGCCAGATGGAAAATAAAGTTCAGGGAACCGAAACCGGTTCTCTTTTAAATGACGTTTAAAGACTGCTCAAATGGAACTCAAAATCTATAATCAATCCGGCGGACTGAAGCTGACGGCCCCGGTCACTTCATCCTCCACATGGAACCTTGAGCTGATGACCGAGAATGCGCTCTCGCTCTCCTTTACGGTTCCGACCTGTGTGCCGTTACAGGTGAATGATTACATAACACTGGAGGGTGTGAGGTTCAGTGTGAAGAAAGAGTACAAGCCCAAGAAAAAGAACAGCCAGGAATACAGCTATTCCGTGAAATTCTATGCTCCCATACATGACGCCCAGCAAGTGATATACCTCCACCTGACTGACGGCCAGTATGAGCCGCAGTTCAGCCTTGACGGCAGCCCCCGGGAACATCTGCAGAAATGGGTGGACAACATGAACCGTATTTACGGTGAGGAGCGCTGGCGTATCGGCGATGTGATAGATGCACCGAACGGAAATATAGAGTATAACAATACCACCTGCTGGGACGCGCTGGCATCCATGACCGAGACTTTTTCAACCGAATGGTGGTCGGACGGCTTCTATATCAACCTGTGCCGCTGCGAGCGCGGGGAACGTGTGGAACTGGGATACATGCAGGGACTTACCTCGCTTACGCCAACGGAGAATAGCGATGACGTAAAATTCTTCACCCGGCTTATTCCGCTGGGAAGTACCAGAAACATAGACCGAAGCCGCTACGGTTTCTCCCGTCTGCAACTGCCGGACCGTGCCAGGTACGTGGACCGTAATACAGACTACGGGCTTTACGAACATGTGGAAGAAGAAGCCTTTTCGGGCATCTTTCCTCATTATACGGGAACTATATCCTCCGTACGTTCACAGGAGAAGACCGGGAATGACGGCAAACCCTTTACAGTCTATTATTTCAAGGACGAAGGTATGGAGTTTGACCCATGTGATTATGAGATTGCGGGACTTGTCAAACAATTGTCTTTCCAGAGCGGTGAACTGAACGGGCGGGATTTCGAGGCAAACTATCATTCGGAAAGCAAGGAATGGGAAATCATCAATACCTATCCGGATGAGGACACGCAGTTACCCGGTGGAAACCTTATACCGCATGCAGGTGACAAATATATCCCTTGGAACTTCCGTATGCCCGAAGCTTACGAAAAACAGGCCGAGCTGGATTACAAGGCGGCCGTTGATGACTTCCTCTCGTCATACAGCGAAGACACCACCAAGTACGGCGGCGATACCGATTACACCTATATTGAGAAACATTCCGTCCCCCTGCGGCTGGGACAGTCGGTAAGGCTGCTCAGCGAAGAGTATTTCCCCGGCAACGGTTACCGGGATACACGCATGACAAAGGTTACACGCAAGCTGGAAAACCTTTCCATGGCGACCGTTGAATGCACGAACCGTGTCGGCAAGGGCTGGAAACGCAGCCTGGAAAGTAACCTGAACGGATTGCAGTACGTTGTCGGCGGACTGCTGGACCGCTCGGTTATCGAGGTGCTTAAATCATGGGACAACCGTGAGGCCAGCGAATACAACGTTTTTTCGGCTTTACGCACAATAAAGGAGATAACCCGGCGTGCCATCAGCAAGATCGGTCCGGATGGGACATCCTTTCTTGTTTCCTTTCTGGCAGGTGCGGTATTCGGTAAGGAAGGGTTCGCTTCCGGATTGGCCGGATTCGGCGCCAAGATAGATGAGAACGGCAACGGTGAAATGCGGGGCTTGCGGCTTTGGGAATGGCTTGAGGTACCGGAACTCAGACGTAACCGCGTGGAAGTGTATGCCGGCATCAAATGGCGCACGCCGGGTGTCGGCATTGTTGAGAGTGTGGTGGCGGATACGGACAGTGAGGGAAACCCGCTTTCCACCGGTACCGTGCATCTCAAGCTGGAAGCCGGGGAAATGGGAGCGGTTGCGGCGGACGACATAAGCATGGGAATCATTCATTTTGAGGATGAGACGATGAATGCCACCAAGGATTCGGACGATAGTAAGGGAAATTTCAGTTTTGCCGGTTTCGGTACGGCATACTTCCGTATTACCGGAGTATCGGGCGAGGATAACGGCATATTCCGTTATTCCTTACGTCCGGGGACAACGCTGCATCCGCAGAAGTACATGCATTTCTCATGTTACGGCAACTTCACCAACCCAGACCGGCAGACATCCGTATATGAGACACGCACCTACAGCCGCATGCTCCGTAACCAGAACACCTGGGAAATATCGGCCGCCAACATCGCAATGCAGTCGGGTGACCTCTCAAACCTGAATGTACACGGCCTGGATATGACGGGATACTCCATGTACCTGAACAGCGTGTATTTTACCGGTACGGTACGGCAGCTGAAACCTGACGGTACGCCGGTATATACGGCCAATGACCGTGGAGAGTGGGTGTCCGGTGAAAATTATGCCTTTTATGACCGGATTTCCCATAATGGCGGCATTTGGCTGTGTGTAAGTGAGAGCGGCACTACATCTGAACCGGAAGAAGGAAATGCGGACTGGTTGCTGCAGGTGAAACCGGGAACTGACGGAACTGATGGCAAGAACGGTCAGGATGGCGCTCCGGGAACGGACGGCCAGGATGGTGCGCCGGGCAGGGATGGCGTGGACGGTGCACCGGGACAGGATGGTATTTCAGTCAGTAATCATGGCAAATGGCATACCGGTCTTGAGACACCCTACCTCGGATTGGTAAAAATGGGTGGAAAGATGTTTTTGTGCAAGGTTAGAAACGGAACGTCAAATCCGCCCATGTGGACAGTTACCACCAAGGATGGAAGACGTATACTTCAGACGCAGGACGGTGGAAAAACCTATGGTTATATACTGACCGGCGAGTATAACTCCGAAGAGTACGACATGGTGGTGGAAAACGGGGAGAACGGTCTGCAGGGATGTATACTCCGCAAGGCCGAATGGGTATCCGGCGTAGAGTGGCATAACGATGAATCACTGGCCGGCGGTACACGGTACGTCGATGTGGCACTGGTCAGGGATAACGGTACGGAGACCGGCTGGCGGGCCTACAAGTGCCGGGTGACGCATATAAGTAACGGTGGAAATGCGCCGGGTAACAGTACATATTGGGAAGAGTTCGGGCTGAATACGACAGCCATATTCACGTCGCTTATTGTTGCTAAAAATGCGATGATAGACTTCATGCAGGGGAACGAACTTCGCATTAAAAAAGATGACGGGACAGTGACAGCGGGACTCAGCGGCAGCCGGGAAGGAAAGAAAGTGAGAGTATGGGTAGGAAGTGATGATCCGGAGAACGCCCCCACACAGCTATGCGAGGAAGGAGATGGCAGGTTAGCAGGCGGAAATATCCATTGGGACAAGTACGGTAACACATTCTTCGATGGTTCCATAGTCAGGCATATGAAAACTTTGGAAGCGTCTGGTTATGACATCTATCTGGACTTCTCAACAGGCTTCAATTTCAATGTAGGCTCGATTATAACGACACCTAATGGGGAGGTTACTATTTATCTGCCTGATGCAACAGAATATGAAGGAGCGGAATGTACTCTCTTTTGGGGAAATCTGCGGACGAGATATGGTTCATCACCGGTAGTAAGAGTTACAGGCGGAGCCAACATGATGTCTGCAGATATCGTGGATGTTTACTTCAAGTCTTTTACATTCAACGATTATGGATTGGTACAGCTAAAAGCACTTCCGCATTGGAATGGATTGTCGCAGTCAGGAATTACATGGTACATCATAAACCCGGGAAATAACCTTATTATAGGAGACTAAAAAGAGGGAATAATTATAAATAATAAATTACAAATAGAGATAATTAATTGATTGTTAAATTAGGCGTAAATTCGTAACAGGAAAAACGCCCCTAAAAAGTAAAGTTATGGCAGAGGATATACGAGAAAATGAAATGCATGATTTTAAAACCGTTGATTATGTCAGAGTGATATCTGGCGTTGATAGTGGACGAGTTTCCGCAAATGATTTCATTAGAATTTTAAATATAATATCTTCAAATGAAGCATTATTACTGGATAGTAGTCATGATATGAATAATCTGGGTACTTGTGTCTTTTGGGCATATATAGAAAATACTCTTCCTGCAAATTCTCCTTATAACCGTTTTTCTGGGATTAGTATGCATATAGGTGGACACTGTTTTCAAATGGCATTTGAAACTAATGGTGGAATGAAATGTCGTGGTTCTTATAATTCAGGGCAGACATGGTCTCCATGGGTATAGAAATTTTATTGTCTTCAACTCAGTTTTAAGATACCAGGAGAAGTTCTATATCTCTTGCCCCTAAAAAGTATTAGGTATGGCAGAAGATATTAAGGAAAACGAAATGAATAGCGGAAAACCAGCCCGGTTGAGAGGCATAGATGCGGATGGAAACAGTGTATCTCCCACACTGCAAGAAGTCGTGGGTACAATGCCTATGGCTACAACCTATTCAGAAGGAATTATGCGTGCTTTTCACGCGAGAAAGGTTGAAGGAGTTGTATATGCAACAAGTGATAAAAACCTATTTGTATATAAAACAACATTAAACACATGGGATGATTTGTATGCAACCTTCAGAATCTGTGCATTGTATGCATCCGGAGAAATTGAATATGCAGATTGTTTTTTTGTCTGTGTTAATAAAGCCGGACAGATATACTTTAAGAAAGTAGGAGTTTTAACGGCAATTATCAAGTCATTTGTTTTACAAGGTATTGTCTATTTTTATATGGAATTCAAAACAGGATACGGTAGAGCGATTGTTTACCCGGATTTCAATTTGAGAAACTTTGAACTTACAGACATGACAGATATACCTACCGATGCCGAACATATAACGCCAATACAATGAGGAGACTAAAAGCTCCCCATTGTAATTATTACTAAAGTTCTGTAAAGTTTCCGGTAACATCCATTATTTGTGATATATCTTCATGATAACCCGTCAGAGCAATATACGCAGAACCATACTGATTCACCAGCACATCAATAGCAAAATAAACGTCCCCTTCATAATTTATTTGTCTCAAATTAGAAAAACATCCATATTCGACATGAGCGACATCACTTTGGAGTGTACCGGCTGGCGCATAGTGAACCTTGCACCAGCCGGGTAAGCAATGGTTATTCGAGTAAAACGGAATAGTAAATATTTCAAAGAAATTAAAATGAGACGTATTATAATCTTCTATTTTAAACAAGGTTATGGTCTTGGTTTCATTACCGCCAGTTGGTTTATGGATAGAGACGATAGGTTTAGGCAATGAATAATACACTCCTCTGTCGTACCTTTGTTCTCCCGGTAGTGCATCGGCGACTTCTTGCAGTGTGGGAGATATGCTGTTTCCATCTGCATCTATGCCTCTCATCTTGACCGGTACTCCGCTGTTCATTTCATTTTCTCTTATATCTTCTGCCATACTTTGCATATTTAAGGGGCAAAGAATATGGTTAAGACGTGAGAATTCTTTTCAATCAATACAATTGGTAATTTATATTTCCTTCCAATCACTCCAATAATGACTGAACCATCTATACCAACGGTTGTTAGTATATGGTTCGATGCATAGCTGATAATAAAAACCAGATGAGGTTAACTTAAATAAGAAAGCTAATTTATAATCAGTAAGCGGTGGAGCATTTTTAGTATCTTCATTTATCCAATATAGACCATTATTCTCATAAGTACCAAGACTATTGCAATCTTCAATAACTTCTGTATTATTCTGTAGAAATGATTCTTTAATTTCAGCCTTTATCAAATTTGCGAGAACACTCTTTTTAATTTTACCCTGACTACCATCCATTAATTCTATGTAGATATATTCACAATCCTCTACCTCTTGAAATGTGTTCATTTTAATACCCTCTACATTTTAGGGGCAAAGAATATGATTAAGACGTGAGACATCTTTTCAATCAATACAATTGGTAATTTATATTTTCTTCCAGTCACTCCAAAAGTCCCAAAGTTGTCTGATATAAAAATTCTGCGGCCATGCTTCAGCACACAATTGAAATCCAACCGAATCGGTGATTATTGTAAGAATACAGCCATGCGCAGCAGGATAATTATATTCGTTGTAATTTTCTTGGTGATAACGATAAAAACCATTAGGCAGATTATCAGCATTTATATTATTATTGTCAGATATAAGCCCAGAAAGGTTTTTTAAATCAGAGATGCCCATAAGACCTTTATACTCATTAGTAGCTGTGGCCATATTTATTCTTATTAGTTCCACCAAATCTGCTTTGGCTATTTTCCCAAGGCTCCCATCTGCTAATACTACTGTTATATATGCAGCATCCTTAACCTGTTGTACTTCATCAATTTTTATATCTTCTGCCATACCTTGCATATTTTAGGGGCGTCTGATATAAGTTTTGCTTACACAGATACTATCCTTACTTTTACAAGCAAAAATGATTTACGCTTACATCAGAGTATCAACAGACAAACAAACTGTTGAAAACCAGCGCTTCGAAATTGAGAAGTTTGCTCGTATTAGAGAATTGAACATTGATAAATGGATAGCTGAAACTGTGTCCGGCACAAAGTCTGCCAAAAAACGAAAACTCGGTCCACTTATTAAGAAATTAAAGAAAGGAGACACCCTTATTGCATCGGAAATCAGTCGTCTTGGGCGTCGATTAATGGAAGTCATGTCTATTCTAAACACTCTTATGCAAAAAAACATAACGGTACTAACAGTGAAAGAAAAATATGAACTGGGTAATAATATTCAGTCACAAATTCTCGCATTCGCTTTCGGACTATCCGCACAGATAGAATGCGATTTGATTTCACAGAGGACGAAAGAAGGTCTTGCCCGACGCGTGGCTGAGGGGCAAAAATTAGGTCGTAATAGAGGTGGGCATAATTCGCATTATAAACTGACAGGAAAAGAACCTCTTATAAAAACAATGCTTGAGTATGGATATAGTAAAGCAGCTATCTGCAGGAAGCTGAAATGTAATCCTAAAACACTTAATGAACACTTAAAAAGGATGGATTAAAATTCAGTACTTTCTCTTATATTTGTAGCTGTATAGAACTGCTGACTGTTTTTTGGGGGGAACAATAAAAAAAAGCCCCCGGCCCGTTAATATAGACGCCAATCATTTATTAACAATGCGAGCGAACCCGCACGACCGGGGGCATAGACCCTCTGTCGCAGGTCCGCTTTTCGCATTATTAATAAATGATTGGCATTGCAAAGATATAATTTTTTATTGTATGAAGGTGATTGAACTATTAAACTTTAATCGAGAGTTGTTGAAAAAACTCCAAGTAGCTGGAATCCGTCTGGAAGACACCATGTATATTGATTTATATGCAGACTATACTGGCCTGCTGAATCAAGGCGAAAAAGTATCATATATTGTGGCTGTATTGTCGGAAAAGTACTCGGTAAGTGAACGTAAAGTCTATACACTGATTAAACGATTTCAAAGCGGCTGTAAGGGTTTTGCAGTGTGAAGACATTGACTAATGCCGGTGACAGTGTTATTTCTCCTATCTTTAGGATATTTCAAACTAAGGAGGAAGAAATGGCTATGAACAAGTATTACTGTATCCTGGACAAAATTCTTGCCACAGGAAAGACACAGACTAACAAGAAGGGAAACATACAGTATCTTCTGAACGAGCAGTTGTCGCTTACGCCGGCAGATCTGCTTGATATATTCGAGGGGCATAATATCGCCCGTAAAAAACTCCGTAACGAACTTCAGCTGTTTATGCAAGGAGAACGTAACGTAGAAAAGTACCGAGAGGTTGGCATTAACTGGTGGGATTATTGTGGTTCTATCTTGGTGAACAGTTATCCTACCTATTTCGAGAAGCTACCGCCGTTAATAGCTAAAATAAACAGGGAAAAGCGCAATAGTAAAAACTATGTTCTTTTTCTTGGTGAGACCGGTGCAGAAAGTAATCAAGCGCCTTGTTTAAGTCTTGTACAGTTTCAGATTGACGATGGGGAACTGGTATTGTCGGCCTATCAACGCAGCAGTGATGCAAACCTCGGATTACCTTCCGATATCTACCATTTGTACCTCATGGCACGGCAGATAGAACTTCCTTTGAAATCAATTACCCTTTATTTGGGAAACGTACATATTTATGAGAATAACATTCCTGGCACTCGTTTACTGATTGCAGGTGACGAGACAGTCCGCTTTGAATTAAATGTATAGCCCATAAGTAAGAGTAGTCTATATTTCCCATTGTTCCTCATAGAGCCCGCCGAATAAAGTAAAGGAAAAGGGTGCAAAACTTGTGCAGTGTAACCTCTATTGAGTAGTTGTTATCCTGTTTTTCAAATTAATATCTTTGCATTCAAACAATAAAGGTGAAAAATATGGGTAAATACACTTATAAACCGCAGTATGGCGTGATTGTCATCTGCCAAGATGAGGAAGAACAGAAAACGATTTACGAGCGTTTGAAGAAAGAGGGATTAATATTAAAAATCGTGAGCGTATGAAGATAGAGATAAAACACCATTGCCGCGATTTTGATAGCTACCGTTCGGCAAGAGTCAAAAGTCTGTTTAACGCCGAAAACGGTTGTGATTGGGAAAAGACTGTTGAACTACCCATTGAAGGGAAAAAATGGCAAATAGGCCTAATAGTCGGGCCTTCCGGTAGTGGCAAAACCAGTATAGGCTCCAGGCTGTTCTCCGGTGTTGGAATTTATGACCTTTATTCCGGCTGGGAAAAGGATAAACCGATTATTGACTGTATTACACCAGATGGTGATTTTAACACCGTAACGGGAATGCTTTCAGCAGTAGGGCTCGGTGATGTTCCGGCGTGGCTTCGCCCGTTCCACGTCCTGAGTAACGGTGAAAAATTCCGTGCTGGTTTAGCACGTTTGGCTTCAGAGCGCCCAGACCGTGCAGTAGTTGACGAATTTACATCGGTAATAGACCGGCAGATTGCCAAAGTAGGAGCTGCCGCATTTGCCAAAACTTGGCGGCGCGGTAAAGGACAAATAGTCTTGCTTTCCTGCCACTATGATATTATTGAATGGTTACAGCCCGATTGGGTATATGATACAGCGGAGGCACGGTTTTACGACCGTGACTGTCTTCGGCAGCGTCCGCAACTCGAACTTCAAATTTATAAAGTCCGGGGAACTGTATTCCCAAGACTGTTTAAGCAGCATTATTATTTAGATTTACCCATGCCGGTAGCTGCAGAGTATTTTGTCGGCTTCATTAATAAGGAGCCTGTTTGTCATTTGGCCGTCACTCCTTTATTTACAGCCAAAGCGTACCGTTCGACACGCTTGGTCGTTCTTCCCGAATGGCAAGGGATTGGTGTCGGTACAAAATTTTTAGCGGCTGTATGTGAGTACCACCTTCAGGGTAATGGGAGATGTGGAAAAAAACTACCTGTGTTTTTCCATACTTCCCACCCGCAACTGTGTGGCGCGCTACGGCACTCTAAAAAGTGGATACAGACTGGAGCACTTTTATATGGTGAAAGCAGAAAACATGCTACTATCAGTTATGGCAAACATTTCAGGGCAATTCAGGCATTTAAATATATAGGCGACAATGATAATCAAGATATTAGGGAATAA